GCTTGTGTAAGAACTTACACGAAGGAATTTTTGACAACTATTTAGTGTAAGAATTTACACTAGGGATATATGGAAAAGAGTTTAAGTAGGGTGATGATTAATTTAGAGATGAAGGCTAGGCGTTGTGATAAGACGTTTGAAGAATGTATAGGTATGGATATGACGCCAGTTCAGAAGGATGTATTTTTGATTATTGATGAGTGGTGGAAGGTTTATGGGTTTGGTCCTAGCATTAGGGATATATGCAGGATTCGTGGGAAGAGTGGGATGGGGAACACGAGCGAGATAATAGATAGGTTGGTGAAGATTGGTGTATTGAAAAGGGTAAAGGGGAGTTTTAGGTCTGTTAGGCCGGTGTATATAAACTTCAGGGGTTTGGAGTAGTGTTTTATATAAGATAACAGTGGAGAGTTTGCTTTAATGGATTTAGACGAGCTAATCAATAAGTTACCGGCGGCGGAGCAGGAAAAGTTATTCCAGCAGGTTACGGAGTATCGGGAGGCGATTGTTAGGGAGAAGGCGCAGAAGTCTTTTATGGCGTTTGTGAAAGAAATGTGGCCGGGGTTTATACATGGGAGGCATCATGCTCTTATGGCGAAGAAGTTTGAGGAGATTGCTGAGGGTAAGTTAAAGCGGTTGATTATCAATATGCCGCCTCGGCACACTAAGTCTGAGTTTGCCAGTTATTTGTTACCGGCGTGGTTTTTGGGTAGGTATCCTAATAAGAAGGTTATCCAGACTTCTAACACGGCGGAATTAGCTGTGGGGTTTGGTCGTAAGGTTCGTAACTTAGTGGGTAGTGATATATATACAAAGATGTTTCCGGGTGTAGGTCTACGGGCGGATTCTAAGGCGGCTGGTCGTTGGGCTACTAGTCATGGCGGCGACTACTTTGCTATTGGTGTTGGTGGTACGGTAACGGGTAAGGGTGCGGATCTATTGATAATAGATGACCCACACTCAGAGCAAGAAGCAAGACAAGCACAGGGTGACCCTGGGGTATTTGATTCTGTATATGAGTGGTACACGTCTGGTCCTCGTCAGCGACTTCAGCCTGGCGGGGCCATAGTTTTAGTTATGTGTATGACAGGGGATACGCGTGTTTTGTTGGCCAATGGGTTGGAGAAAGAGCTACGCAGCATTAAGGTCGGGGATGAGGTTGCTACGTATGACAGTGGAAAAATAACAACATCTAAAGTACTTAATTGGCAGTCAAATGGTTTTGATTTTACATATAGAATAACAACGAATTTTGGTAAAATTGTTTATGCGAATGAGAGACATCCATTTCTTGTTGATAACAATGGAGTACGGCAATGGATACGACTGAAAGACCTAAAGGAGGGAATGTTACTTGTAGCAACAAGGACTGTGGAAGACCCGCACGAGCACAAACAAGACCGGGAGGACTTTGTGCCCCATGCCAAGCAACACGCTCATACCACAAGATCTTGCTCAGTGCCGCAAAATACTTACGAGATAATTCTTGAAGAGATTACAGATGTAACACCTTATGGTTATGAAGAGGTATTTGATGTTGAGATTGAGCGGACTGAGAACTTCATAGCCAACGGACTAGTAAGCCATAATACAAGATGGTCTGACAAGGACTTAACGGGGCGTGTGCTTAAGAATGACTTGGCGGATTGGGAGGTTATAGAGTTACCGGCTATTTTGCCGTCGGGCAATTCTCTTTGGCCTGAGTTTTGGTCTATAGATGAGCTAACGGCGCTGAAAGAAGAGTTACCGTCGTTCAAATGGAATGCGCAGTACCAGCAAAAACCTACTGGCGATGAAGGTGCCATAGTAAAACGTGAGTGGTGGCGTCGGTGGGAGAAGGAAAGACCGCCAAGGTGTGAGTTTATTATCCAAAGCTGGGACACGGCGTTTACAAAAAGCCAGCGGGCTGACTATTCGGCGTGTACTACGTGGGGGGTATTCTATTTAAACGAGAATGAGTCGGATGTCCACATCATCTTGCTAGATTCTTGGAAGGATAAGGTGGAATTTCCTGATTTAAAAGTGGCGGCCAAGCAGTTTTACGATGAATGGGAGCCAGATAGCTGCATTATTGAGGCAAAAGCTGCCGGAACACCGTTAATTTTGGAGCTACGGCGCATGGGCGTGATGGTGCAGGACTTTACCCCTACCCGTGGCAACGACAAGTTCGTTCGTTTGAATAGCGTCACGGATTTATTTAGTTCAGGTAAAGTATGGGCACCAGAAACGCGCTGGGCTGATGAGGTTATTGAAGAATTTGCACGATTTCCAAATGCGGAGCATGACGACTTAGTTGATTCCGGGGTGCAGGCGCTAATCAGATTTAGGCAGGGCGGGTTTTTGCGGCTAGCATCTGATGAGCAGGATGAAATTGTCAATTTTCGTAGGAAAGCGGCGTACTACTAATATGGATAATGTAGACGAAAGCTGGCACGGGGGAATTTTTGGAAAAAAAGGTGGTTGTTTCCTTTCTATGCAAAAATGGCTAAATGGTGTTCCACCTTCATTCGTTGGGCACGATTGGAGTCAGGTTAAAAATAACATTACTGGAACAGCATCTTTAATTGAAGACTAGTTATGGCAAAACCTTATGCGTTAGTTGAAAGTGAGTCTTTAATATGCAAGACTTTATTGTTACATGCAAAGTTAACGCCAGACGATCAGTGGGTTCCTTACTATAATTTTGTCGTAACCCCTGTACCTGGCTACATATTAAAGCTAGACTCATTCATTATGAATTTGGCTAGGATACGTAAGTTTCATGCAGGAATTTTACGGATGAACCCGAACACTTGTTACAACTGGCATTCAGATACTGATCGTAAGGTCGGGCTAAATATGCTAATTGAGGATGATGGGGATAGCCGTACGTTATTTATAGCTGGAGAACCTGGGGTAGTATTTGATACCGAAGAGCTAAGGTATAAACCAGACATGTACTATGCATTTAACACGCAAGTTCCACACATGGTATTAAATACCAGTAAGCCAAGATACCTTTTTAGCCTTGAGTTTTTGGAAGAAGACAGAGGGCTAACATTTAATGAACTTTGCAGAGACATTGAAGGACTAAGTTATGTCAATTGAAAAATCCTTATATGCTGCCCCAGCGGGCATGGAAGACTTGATGGGTGATGAAATCGCTGAGTCTCAGATTGAGATTGAGATTGAAAACCCTGATTCCGTAACGATTGGTGTGGATGGGTTGGAGATTGAGATTGTGCCAGACGAAGAGTCGGAAGATGATTTTGATGCTAACTTGGCAGAGTACTTAGGTGAAGATGTATTGCAGAGTATTGCTAGTGAGTTGAGCGGCGATTTTGAGGATGACATAGCTAGCCGCAAAGACTGGATGCAGACTTATGTAGACGGTCTTGAGTTACTGGGCATGAAGATTGAAGAGCGGACGGAGCCGTGGGAAGGCGCGTGTGGTGTGTACCATCCCATGCTGTCTGAGGCTTTAGTTAAGTTCCAATCTGAAACCATGATGGCAACTTTCCCATCGGCGGGGCCAGTTAAGACACAGATTATTGGCAAAGAAACGCCCGCCAAGAAAGAATCGGCCAAACGAGTTCAGGAGGATATGAACTATCAGTTGACCGACGTAATGAAAGAATATCGCCCTGAGCATGAGCGTATGTTATGGGGCTTGGGACTTGCTGGTAATGCATTTAAGAAGGTGTACTTTGACCCAAGTCTAGATCGTCAGGTGTCCATCTTCGTTCCGGCAGAAGACATTGTTGTGCCGTACGGCGCTTCTAATCTAGAGTCTTCGCCGCGTATTACGCACGTTATGCGTAAAACTGAGAACGAGGTTCGTAAGCTACAAGCCGCTGGATTCTGGCGCGACATAGACTTAGGCGAGCCTGCTAATGTATTAGATGAGGTTGAGAAAAAAATTGCCGAGAAGATGGGCTTTAGGGCTACGTCGGATAATCGGTTCAAGTTTCTTGAGATGAATGTTGATCTCGACCTAAAAGGTTACGAGGACAAAGATAAGGATGGTGAGACTACGGGTATTGCCCTTCCTTACGTTGTCACTATCGAACAAGGTTCTAGCGAGGTTCTGGCTATCCGCCGTAACTGGGAGCCTGAAGACAAGAACCACCAGAAGCGCCAGCACTTTGTACACTATGGATATGTGCCAGGCTTTGGCTTCTATTGCTTTGGCCTAATTCATTTGATTGGCGCTTTTGCTAAATCAGGCACTTCGCTTATCCGTCAGTTAGTTGACGCAGGCACGCTGTCTAATTTGCCGGGCGGATTCAAAACCCGTGGTATGCGAGTGAAAGGTGACGACACACCGATTGCTCCAGGCGAATGGCGTGACGTAGATGTAGCCTCTGGCACCCTCAAAGATAACTTACTTCCTTTGCCATATAAAGAGCCAAGCCAAGTTTTGGCTAGCTTGATGGATAAGATTATTGAAGAAGGTCGCAGATTTGCTAATGCTACGGATTTGCAGATTAGTGATATGTCGGCGCAAGCGCCAGTGGGTACAACCCTAGCTATTCTGGAGCGCACACTTAAGAATATGTCTGCCATTCAAGCGCGTGTTCATTACTCTATGAAGCAGGAGCTTGGTCTTTTAAAGCACATTATTGCTGAGTACACGCCAGAAGACTATTCCTATGAGCCAACTGAAGGTGACCGTAGAGCCAAGAAATCCGACTACGATAATGTAGATGTTATTCCGGTTAGCGATCCTAACGCCGCCACAATGGCGCAGAAGATCGTACAGTACCAAGCGGTTTTGCAATTGGCTCAGGGCGCACCGCAGTTGTACAACTTGCCTTTGTTACACCGACAGATGCTAGATGTACTCGGTATTAAGGACGCGCAAAAACTTATCCCTATGGATGAGGATCAAAAGCCGACCGACCCTATATCGGAAAACCAAAACATCTTGGCGGGTAAACCAGTCAAAGCTTTCCTTACCCAGGACCATAAGTCACACATTATTGTCCACATGGCGGCAATGCAAGATCCTAAGATTCAAGCGATTCTTCAGCAAAACCCAATGGCGCAGCAGATGTCTGCATCAATGATGGCGCATATTAATGAACACTTAGGCTTCGAGTATCGCAAACAAATAGAGCAACAACTGGGTATGTCCCTGCCACCACAGAAGGACGAAAACGGCGAAGAAACGCCGATGGACCCAGAAGTCGAAGCACGGTTGTCCCCTTTGTTGGCGCAAGCAGCTCAGAAATTACTGCAACAAAACAAGCAGGAAATTCAACAGCAGCAAGCCAAACAGCAGCAACAAGATCCAATTGTTCAAATGCAGATGCAAGAGATACAAATTAAACAAGCCGATCAGCAACGCAAAGCACAAAAGGATCTCGCTGATATTGAGCTTAAAAAATCACAGCAGCAAATCGAGCGCGAGCGGATTCAAACTCAGCAAGCAACCGATACTAAGCGCATACAAATGGACTTACTCAAAACGTCAGTACAAATGAGCGCAGATAAAGAAGGCCGGATGATGAGTGCGGGTGTTGATGTTCTTAAGCAACTCTCCAACAAGAGTAATGAAGAGCAACTTCGTCTAATGCAAGAACGAGTACAAATGCGGGCACAACAAAACAAACAATCAAAAGGTGAATGATGGACGTTTTTGAAGTTCTCATCCAACAAGCGAATGAAAGAATAGATCAGCTAAAAGAATTTTTGGCGGAAGGACGAGCTGATTCTTATGAAGAATATAAAAAACTGTGTGGTGAGATTAGGGGTCTACTTACTATGCGGGGCTACACCTTAGACCTAAAAAACAAAATGGAGAATTCGGATGACTAGTGCCATCTTGTTGGCTACAGACGCCAGCAACCCTCAAGTAGTTGGGTCTCATAACTTTGAAGCAACATCAGAGGAAAAGGGGAAACTACTGCCTAAACCTTCGGGCTATAGGATTCTTTGTGCCATACCAGAGGCAGAAAAAGAGTTTGAAGATAGTGGTCTCCTTAAGGCTGATGAAACCTTACGTACCGAAGAAGCGCTTACAACGGTTTTATTTGTTGTTGATCTTGGGCCTGATTGTTACAAAGACAAGGCAAAATTTCCCACAGGCCCGTGGTGTGCGAAAGGTGATTTTATATTGGTGCGCCCCCATACCGGTTCCCGCTTGGTCATAAGTGGCCGTGAGTTCCGTATTATTAATGATGATTCTGTCGAGGCCATCGTTGATGATCCTCGCGGCATTAAACGTAAATAAAGGAGTACAAAATGCCTTTAGACGACAATACAGATTATAAGTTTCCGGACGAAGACCAAGATGATGATTCAATTAAAAATTCAGATGGTGAATATGAGATTGAAATTGAGGACGATGCGCCGGCGGAAGATCAAGGCCGTCAGCCCCTGCCAAAAAATTTGGTTGAAGAGCTGGAAAAAGATGAGCTTGACCAGTACGACGATAACGTCAAGACAAAACTTAAGCAAATGCGTAAGGTTTGGCACGATGAGCGCCGAGAAAAAGAATCAGCTATACGGGAGCAGCACGAGGCTATTTCCTTGGCCCAGCGGCTATTAGAAGAGAATAAACGCGTTAAGCTAATTCTTAGCAATGGCGAGAAAGAGTATGTAACGACTATCCAAAGCAATGCGGATATGGAGCTAAAGATGGCTCAACGTGCATACAAAGAAGCTTATGATATGGGAGACACGGATAAGATTGTAGATGCCCAGCAGTCGTTACAAGTTGCTAACATCAAATTGATGCAGGCAAAAAATTTCCGGATGCCTTCTTTACAAGAAAACGAAACTGTTGTACAACCTACAAATGTGCAGCAACCTGCACCGTACATATCAGAACCAGACAATAAAGCAGTGGCGTGGCAAAACCGCAACCGCTGGTTTGGAAAGGATCGAGGTATGACGGCCTTTGCTCTAGGTCTACACGAAGACCTTAGAGACGTAGGAGTAGAGGTTGGTTCTGACGATTATTACCGCGAATTGGACAAAACAATACGCAAACGATTCTCGGATAAGTTCGAGAGTCAACCCGAACAAGGCCGTACAAAACTCGGTACTGTTGTGGCACCGGCGGTTCGTAGCACATCCTCAAACAAGGTCAAGCTAAAACAAAGCCAGGTGAACATAGCAAGAAAGCTTGGTTTAACGCCTGAACAATATGTTAAGGCTCAACTTGAATTGGAGGCCCGAAATGGCTGATAACAAACTCACACGCGAGTTAGAAACACGTGCGGTACAGGAACGTCCTAAACAGTGGCAACAACCTGAATTATTGCCTGAGCCAGACAAGCAGCCAGGCTATAGCTATCGCTGGATTCGTGTTTCGACACTGAACACCGCAGACCCACGTAACTACACGGCCAAATTCCGTGAAGGTTGGGAGCCTGTTCCTGTCGAAGAACAACCAAAATTTAGACTGTTAGCTGATCCCGGTAGTCGTTATAAAGACAACATCGAGATTGGTGGCCTATTGCTTTGCAAGACCCCGACTGATTTTGTGGACCAACGAAATTCTCATTTCGCCCGCGTCACGCAATCTCAGACAGAGGCTGTAGACAATAGCTTTATGCGTCAAAGCGATGCACGGATGCCACTCTTCCAAGAGCGTAAATCCTCAAGCAGCTTTGGCAAAGGCAAGTAAAATTTTTTAAGGAGTCTTCAATGGCTTACCCTGTAATTTCTGGCCCATACGGCCTAAAACCAATCAATTTGATTGGCGGTCAGGTATTTGCTGGTGCAACTACGCAGTATGTTATTGCAGCAACATATACCACTTCTATTTATAA